TTACAAAAGTAGATGATGTTCTTAAAGCAAGTGCGGATATCCCTGAAGTTAAACAAGTTCAAGATTATTTTGCAGGAAGACAATATACTCCTGAAGGTGTTGTCTATGCTCCTGATATGGGTGGTTCAGGGACTGTTCAATCCATAGCTAAAACTAAAAAATTTGAAGAAACAATGTTAGAGCCTTATCGAGATATATTTAATGAATATGTTCAACAAACAGAAATCCCTTCGGCTATTGATTTTAGAAGATACTTAGAAAGTAAAAATTTTCCTTTAACGAAAGATGTAGCTCAAGGTAAACCCTCTTTTGTCAGTGAAGATATTGTAACAGATACAAGACATTTACAAAGAGCGATGGATTATTTAAGTGAAGGAAAAGTGAAAATATTTGCAGGAGATGTAAGACCTTGGATGTTAGCTGCAGAAGACATTTTAAAACAAAGTGATAAAAAATTATATCCCGTTGAGCTACGTAAAGAACTTTCAGATAGAGGGTTTGATATATCCACTAACGCAATTGCTACATGGTCAAAAAGTAAAAAAGGTATTGATCCTGCTGCTGCTGAAAATTTATTTATTGCAGAAGGTGGATTTAAAAAAGTAGCTAGCCCTGGTGCTGAAAAAAGAGAAAACATTTTAAATCAATTAGAAACTTTAAAAGAGGATCTTATAGCTAATCCTGAGAAACAAGGAAAAGGTATATTAAATTATTTTGTGGATACAGATAAAGGAAAAAGGTCTTTCAAATCTATTAATACTGATTGGAAAGCTAAAAGCAAAAGAGAGAGTCTAACAGATAGACCTGTGGAAAATATTTCTACTGTAGTACCTAAATCTTTGATGGATGAGTTATATTCTTTAACATCTGTTCCAAAAGGCGAAGGCGAAAGAAATTTATTTAGAGAATATATTCCTACTCCCACAAAAGAAGTTGGAAATGTATATCAACAAAATGTTCAAAAGATTACCGATGCCTATCGTTCAGGGGCATTTGGAACTTTTGATGAGTTTGAAGATTTAGCTAATAGTTATGGAATACAAAAAGTTGATGTTAAAGATCCTGAGTTACGTTTGAAAAGAGCAGAAAATCAAGATGCTATTAACAAGCTAGCAACGGATTATGAAATCTTACAAAACAAAAGCGGAGCCTTTACAAAAAAACAATTAGATGGTTATAGAAAAGTTATTGACGATAGTAAGGAACTTTCTAATTATACAGGTCAAAAATTTAGAAGTGTTCTTGATCAAAACCCTGTTTTAAAACAAAAAGTTTTAGATGAATACACAAAATATTATAATAAATTTCCTAGAAAAGATGATTCAGGGAAAATTATACCTGTCAGTGATGAAGATAAAATTCAAGCAGCCACAAGAGCTTTCGATGGACACGTGTCACATATATTTAGAATTGCAGATTTTAAAGGAGTAAAAGGTTTAGAACAACTAGGTGATGTATCTAATATGGTACGTGTTAATTTTGGTATTGAAAATTTAGCTTTACAACAACGTGCGGAAAACGTGGTAGATGCTGCTATTGCTAAAATTAAAAAAAGCAAAGCAACCAAACAAAATTGGCGTGATATAGTTCCAAAAGAGGCTATTGATGCCTTACAATATTACGACAAATTGTTTGAGAGAAAAGGTATGGCTCTTTACAGAAGATTAAAAAAAGAAAATTTAACACCTGACGTAATCGAAGTTGTTAATACAATCTTAGATAAAAAGGCAGCAGGAACAATTAAAAAGCTTGGTTTAGATGATGAAGCTCCTCGGAAGTACAATGATATATTTTTAGGTTCTGAAAAACCTTTGAGCTTAGAAGGTAACATAAAAGATTTGATCAATTGATGGACTACTATAATAAAAACCCAGAAAAGTTTAAAGTATCTATGGCTACTCAACCTAACAGAAAATCAATTGAGATAGAAGGCTTTGAAGAAACACCTTATTTTCGTAGAGGCTTTGTTGAGACATCAACTCCTGATATTGAATTTGAAACTCAGTTTAAAAGGGGAGGAGCTGTCCGTATGGCCATTGGCGGTGATCCGTTGCAAAACCTCAATCAACAACAATACTCACCTGATCCTGCTTTTGACGAAGACTATTTCCAACAAGCCGTAGAGTCAGGTAATTTACAAGCAGCCAATTTACTTAACCTATTTAAAGTTTTCAAAAAACCAAAAGCTATGGCAACTCCTTCCAATATTCAAATGGTAAAAGATGCGAATAAAGTGTTGCCTGAATCCATACCAGGTGGGCAACAGGTTGCTCCGCTTCAAGCAGGTAAACAAGATTTTTATTTTAAATCTTATTTGCTTGATCAACTAGCTGATCCAAATGCTCCTAAAGCATCTTCTCCTCAAGGATGGATTGATTATTTACAAAAAGGAAAAAAAGTTCCAGAATCTGAATTATTAGATACAGGTATCGTTCAGTATTTAGAAGACACCGAAAAGTTTTATCCTGGCAAAAAAATTACTCGACAAGAAATTCAAGATTTATATGATACCTCTCCTTTAGGTAATATTGAAGTACGTGTTAAAGATGCGAGGCCCACTATAGAACTAAGTGATGTTCCACCAGGAGAAAATACGAGAGACTATTTAGATTTCTATGCTAACCAAGGTAAAGCAAAACATAAAAGAGCAGGTAATGCGCAAATTGACGAAGGAGCAGAAAACTATTTTGAAGTAGTAGTCAATGTTCCATCTTTACCAGGACAAGAAAAAGCTTTTTTTGAATCAAGTCATTATGGTGAACCTAACGTTTTAGGGTTTACTCGTGTCGGTACTTATAAAAATGCTGGTAATGAAACCGTAGCCGTTATTCAAGAAATGCAAACGGACATGCTCACAGAAGTTCGTAAAGAACAAGAACGTTTAACAGCGATGCTTTCTCACTTAAAAAAAAGAAGAGCTGATCTAGAGGATTCAATACAACGATCTAGACAAAATGGATATCCAGCAGAATATGAGGAAAATAATTTAAGACAATTTGATACCCAATATCCTCCTGAGAAACTAAAAGCTTTAGAAGAAACTACTCTCATTGAACCATATCCAAATATTGCTGCTAAAGATATGATTCCTCAAAAAACTAAATCACTAAATGACATACAAGAAGAGATTAATAAATTAATGATGAGCAATGTGGAACAATATACAGAGCCTGCATACAAAACGAAAGTCTACGACTTAGCTCAACAACAAAATTTTCTTTTGGAAGAATTAAACAATATGAATCGTAGTTCTAACTACAAACAGTTTATGGAAGGATTTCAAGTTCCTGCAACAAAAGACATTGATGAGTTAAAAGTTATTGCAAACAGATCCTATCCTCCTAGTAATGTAAGAAACGTAAAAACCTTTCCTCCTATTCCTTTTAATAAACAAGCGGACTATGTGGATCTTCTTTTAAAATCTACTATCCAAGCAGCCAAGCAAAAGGGAATTAATAAAGTAGCAATTATGCCAGCAGATGTTGGTGCTAACCCTCGCTGGGGTAAGACCTCTGATGATGCAAAACTTAAATTTCAAAATTTATATGACAAAGTAGGTGTTCAGCAGTTAAAGAATATTGCGAAGAAATACAACGGTGCAGTTGAAGTAGAGAAAATTATTGATCCTACAAAAAGTGATTTTGGAATCCGCTATTTTAATAAAGGGATTAATGGAGAATATCAACTTTTAAAAGAAGATGTACTTTCTCCAAATTTAAGTTTTGGTGAACAAAAAATGTTTGCAGATGAACAGCTTGCAAGAATGGCTCATGATATGGGTTCTAACAATGTTATTCTTCATAGAGAAACATCTCCTGGACAATCCATGGATTACTGGGTTCAACCCACAGGACCATCACAGGGTGTTCCTAAAAAAGATAGAACTTTTGAATTAGTTCCTGTTGGACCAGGCGATGATATTAATTCAGCAGAAATTAAAATAGAAGATTTCAAACCAAACGAAGTAGACATGTACACTATTACCTTTGACCCTTCTCAACTAGATGAACCCATGTACTTATTTAAGAAAAAATCTGGTGGAAGTATTGATAAAGATAGGTTAGTTTCTATAACAGATATATATGGCGAATATGGCAGATAACGAAGATATTATTGATATAGAAGAAGTCGGTACTCAAGTAGAAGTAAACACCTCTCCTGCAAATTTAGAAGATAGTGTTGAAATTGTTGAGGATGGCTCTGCAATTATTAATCCTGAAGAATTACCTTTAGCCTCTGGTTTTAATTCTAACCTTGCAGAAATTTTAGATGAAGCCTACCTACAAGAATTATCTAACGAGTTAGTAGATAAGATTGAAGTAGATAAATCTTCTCGTGAAGATTGGGAACAAGCTTATACAAAAGGTTTAGACCTTTTAGGTTTTAAATATGAAGAACGCACTAGACCTTTTAGAGGAGCTGCTAGTGTTAACCACCCTGTCTTAGCACAAGCTGTTACCCAGTTCCAAGCAATGGCTTATGTAGAATTGCTACCGAGTGATGGTCCTGTAAGAACACAAGTAGTAGGTGCTAATACTGATCAAATGCAAATGGCTGCTGAACGTGTTAAGGACTACATGAACTATGAGATTACTCATGTCATGGAAGACTACAATCCTGAGATGGACCAGTTGTTATTTCAATTACCTTTATCAGGAAGTGCATTTAAAAAAGTTTACTACGATGAAGTTTTAGGAAGAGCAACTTCTAAATTTGTTCCTTCTGAAGATGTCATCGTTCCTTATGGTGCATCAGACTTAGACACTTGTGATCGAATTACACAAGTGGTGAAGATGTCCATGAATGATTTGCGTAAGAAACAAGTTTCTGGATTTTATCGAGATATAGATTTACAGCCTTATGACGGCAGAGAAAAATCTAACATTCAAGAGAAGATGGATAGTATTGATGGTGTAAAACCAACTAACTATGGCATGTCTGACATGACTGAACTATTTGAAATTCATGTCAATTTAGATTTAGAAGGTTTTGAAGATATCAATCCAAGAAATGGTGAGCCCAGTGGGATTAGTTTACCTTACATTGTAACAATAGATCGTAGCTCTAATAAAGTTCTTTCTGTTTACAGAAACTATAATGAACAAGATCCGTTAAAAAAGAAAAATGAATATTTTGTACACTACAAGTTTTTACCTGGTTTAGGTTTCTATGGCTTTGGTTTAATCCACATGATTGGTGGTTTAACAAGAACTGCCACTGCTGCTTTAAGACAATTACTTGATGCAGGTACTTTATCTAACCTACCTGCTGGTTACAAAGCTAGAGGTTTAAGAATCAGAGATGATGATCAACCATTACAACCAGGTGAATTTAGAGATGTCGATGCACCGAATGGTATTATTCGTGAAGCATTAATGCCTTTACCATACAAAGGTCCTGATGCTGTTTTAATGCAACTCCTTGGTTTCTGTGTAGACGCCGCTAAACAATTTGCAACTGTTGCAGATATGCAACTATCTGAAATAGGTAGTTCACAAACTCCTGTAGGTACAACCATGGCATTAATGGAACGTGGTACCAAAGTGATGTCTGCTGTTCATAAAAGATTACATTATGCACAAAAGAAAGAGTTTGAATTACTCGCTAGAATTTTCAAAATGGTTTTACCGCCTGTCTATCCTTTTGATGTACCCGGTGGACCAAGAGAAATTAAAATTCAAGACTTTGATGATAAGATAGATATCTTACCTGTATCTGATCCAAACATTTTCTCTATGTCACAAAGAGTGACATTAGCACAACAACAATTACAACTTGCTACAAGTAATCCTCAAATGCATAACATGCGTGAGGCATATAGAAGAATGTATCTTGCGTTAGGTGTAAAAGATATTGAACAACTATTACCTATTCCACCACAACCTCAACCACAAGATCCTGCTATGGAACATAGTGTTGTTTTAAGAGGAACACCTTTACAAGCATTCCCACAACAAAATCAGGAATTGCATATTAAAGCACATAGAACATTTATGTCTTCTATTTTGGTTAAATCAAATCCAATGGCTATGATGAATTTAGTTTCTCACATCATGCAACACGTATCTATACTTGCAACACAAACTGTTGATCAAGCAATGGTACAAGAAGCTGAAAAACTACGTCAACAATACGGTGAAAATATTCCACCAGAAATATTACAACAACTACAAGCACAAAGAGAAAGTGCAATTGATAGTGAAATTGTAAAAATTACAGAACAAATGGTGACAGAAGAAGCAGAGGCAATGCAAGATCAAAATATGGATCCACTCGTAATGTTAAAACAACAAGAATTAGCCATGAGACAAGCTGAAATGGAAAGAAATGCAATGTTAAAAGGTGAAAATCAAGCATTAAAAGGTGATCAATTTGACTACAAAAAGATTTTTGATGCACAAAAGCTTCAAAAAGACTACGATTTAGCAAATTTACGTGCAGACGTAGCTTTACAAAGACAAAACCAACAAAGTGGAGGTCAAAATGGATAAAAAAACAAAATTAAAAGCTGCTTTTAAAGAGATGAAAGAGAATCCACCTAAAATTTTAGCTAAGACTGCTAAAAAATCAGGTAAAAAAGTTGCACAAAAACAAAAAATAGCAATTGCTTTATCAAAAGCAGGAATGAGCAAGAAAAAATAATGTTAGAGAAGCTATTAGGTGGTTCATTAGTCGATTCTGTCGGCAAAATTATTGATTCTGTACATACTTCGGAAGAAGAGAAGGGTCAAATCAAGATTAAGCTTAAAGAATTAGAAAACGAAATAAATAAAAAGCAAATGGACATCAATTTAGCTGATGCTCAGTCAACAGCGACTGGGATTGGTGGTATTATGCAACGGTCGTGGAGGCCTCTCATAGGCATGTCTTGTGCTCTTGCTATAGCATGGGAGTATGTAATTAAACAATTTATTATGTTTGTACTTGCTACCTTTAGTATTGAAACAGCACCTTTACCAGAGCTGGATATGGCCACTTTATTTCCGCTCGTCACAGCCTTGCTCGGAATGGCCGGGCTCCGCAGTTTCGAAAAAAGTAAGAGTCTTACAAAATAATGGAATGCTTTTGTAAATGTAAAAAATGCACATGTCCTTGTCATTGTGAAATGACTTGTATGTGTGAATGCGCAGGATGTGAACATGACGATGACCAGAGCTCAGATGAGCAAACAGATCAGTAAGCCAGGACGACTTACTAAAACAACTCCCCCTAAGAAAGGACCTGTATCACAAGGGTTGCAAAAACCTTACAAAAAGATACAAATAGTTAAGACAAAGAAATAAGGATCTTAACTATGAAACAAAGTTATTTTAAGATACCAGGCTGGTTTAACTACGCTGAAACATACGACATGATTGTCGATCAAATTCCCGAAGACGGAAAGATTGTAGAGATTGGATCGTTTCTCGGTCGTTCAACTCATTACCTGGCAACCTCTTTATACAACGCAAATAAAGAAAACGTAAAAATATATTCTGTAGATACTTTTGCAGGATCTTCCGAACACGGAAATTTAAAACTACCAAAAGACTTTTCTCATATATTTAAAGAAAATTTAAAGTTTTTTATTGGTAGAGAGATGGTACATGTTTGCCAAGGTCGTTCCGACTCTCCTGAAATACTCAATAAATTTGAAGAAGAGTCTATTGATTATATTATGGTGGACGGTGCTCATGAATATGAAGCTGTTATGGAAGATATAGAAAACTGGTGGCCAAAACTTAAACCAACAGGAACTATGTTTGGAGATGACTATAATTTAAAAGCGGTTGAATTAGCAGTTAGAGGTGGCTTGAAAAAAGCTCAATCTAACAACTATGGTGTCAATCATAGTTCAGAACAAACATGGTATTGTAATAAAAGTGGTCAAAACTTTTTGTTTGAAAAAGTTGTGCCGGGAACTAATGCATTACTATGAGTGTATTTGTAATACATAATTATCAAAAAGAACTTAAAGAAAATAGACAACAACTTCTTGATCATTTAGTTAAAGGAGGGGTTGAAAATTATGAAGATTATAAGTATATTCTAGGAAAGATACACATGTTAGACATGTGCCAACAGGAGCTCTCTCGCCTGCTGGAACAAGAGGAGAAAATAAATGAGTAAGACGTTATATGTGCCAGAGCACATTTTAGATAAAATGAAAAACCCTTCTGAAGGGGTTAAAGCAGATCGTAAAGAATTAGAAAAACTTCCACAACCTGTTGGTTGGAGACTTTTAGTATTACCTTTTAAAGCAGAAAAGAAGACTAAAGGTGGAATCCTCTTAACTGACAAAACTGTAGAAGATTCTCAATTAACAGCATCAGTTGCTTTAGTATTAGCAGTAGGACCTGATGCTTATCAAGATAAAGAAAAGTTTCCTAATGGACCTTGGTGTAAACAAGGCGATTGGGTTGTGTTTGGCAGATACGCAGGATCAAGACTGCGCATAGAAGGTGGGGAAGTAAGACTATTAAATGATGACGAGATACTCGGCACTGTTGATAGTCCAGAGGACATACTAACAATTATGTAACATGGGAGGTAAACCATGCAAACAGAAATAACTTCTGCTAAAAAAGAACAGATGGTTGATTTAGATGTTTCAGGAGAAGGTGTTGAGATAGATTTATCTGAAGATAAATCGCACGGCGCTGTTAAATCTGACAAATATGAATCAATCAAAACCGAAGAAAGAGAACCATTAAATACTGAAGCCGTAAACACTGATCAATCAGATGAAATGGATGAATACTCTGATAAGGTTAAAAAGAGAATTGATAAACTAACTTGGAAATTAAGAGAAGCTGAAAGAGAAAGAGAAGCTGCATTTAATTTTGCACAAAATGTTCAAAAAGAACTGAGTGATAGCAAAAAGAAAACTTATGACATTGACAAAGGTTACATGTCAGAAAGTGAAGTCAGAAATAAAATGGCTTCTGATCTTGCTCGTCAAACTTTAATTGCTGCTAGAGAAGCGGGGGACTATCAAAAAGAAGAAGAAGCCCGTCAAGCACTAACTAAACTTGATCTGGAAGCAGAAAGAATCCGAGTAACTAAACAGAAAAAAGAACGTGAATATGAGGAGTTCCAAAAACAATTGGAACAAGAGCAACAAACACAATCTCAACCACCAGCAAGACCACAACCTTCTCAAAAAGCTTTAGCTTGGGCAGAAGAAAACCCTTGGTTTAGAAGTGATGAGGATATGACTGAATATGCTCAAAGAATTCATCGTGGTTTAGTTGCAGAAGGATTTGACACAGAATCAGATGAGTATTATGATGAATTGACTCATAGAGTTAAAAACAAGTTTCCCGAATCCTTTTCGAAGGGTCAGGATCAGACTACTAGAAGTAACAAGATCGCTCAACCTGTTGCTTCTGCATCAAGGTCTGCGACAACCAATGGGCGCAAATCTGTTAGGTTGACTCCTAGTCAGGTTAAAATAGCAAACAAGCTTGGAGTTCCTCTAAGTGAGTATGCTAAGTACGTTTAGGAGGTACAAAATGACAGATGATAATAAAACACCAAGAAGTGCACAAACCAGGGATAAAGAGGCTAGAAGAAAGCCTTGGAAACCACCGTCTCAATTAGACGCACCACCATGTCCTGATGGATATAAGCAAAGATGGCTCCGTCATCGTGTAAATGGAGCAGATGATACTAAAAATATCAATGCTCGACTCAGAGAAGGCTGGGAATTAGTCAGAGCTGACGAATATTCTGGCGGTCTATACTCTGCTTACAACGGAAATGTCAAAGCTTATGAGGGTGTCATCAGCGTGGGTGACTTGCTATTGGCAAGAATGCCAGTGGAAACTGTAGAAGAGCGAAATGATCATTATAAGAAAAAAATTGATCAACAAACTGAAGCTTGGGAAACAGATCCATTGAGAGAACAACATCCGAGCATGCCTATCAATGTTGATAGGCAGAGTCGTGTGACTTTTGGTGGTCCTAAAAAAACTAGCTAAGTCACTTTATTAATAAAGGAGAAGAACTATGGCAAATCAATCTGGATATTTCGGATTTCGCCCAGTTAAGATGAACGGTGCTGCATACAATGGTCAAGGCCAAACTGAGTACGTTATCGCTAACGGCGAAGCTTCCGCAATGTATCAAGGCGACCCAGTTATACTGGTTGCTAACGGAGCTATTGATGTCGGTTCAACTGCTGGTGCTGAGCTTATTGGTATTTTTAACGGTTGTCAGTATACTGATCCAACTACAGGTAAACCTACTTGGAAAAATTACTATCCAGGCGGCGTAGCAGCAGGTGACATCAAAGCATACGTCATTGATGATCCAAATGTAATATTTGAGGTCAAATGTGACGACAATAACGCTGGTCAAGCACAAGTTGGAACAAACTGTAACATCGCAACATATAGCGCTGGATCATCACATGATGGTATTTCAAATGCTGTTATTGATGGTAGCAGTTTCACAACTAATGCTGCTGGCAATTTTAGAGTTGTTGGTTTATCAACAGATGTTGATAACAGTGATTACACTGCAGCAAATGCATCAATCATGGTTAAGATTAACCTACACTCATTAACTGACACAACAGGCATATAGGAGGTTAAACTATGGCTATTTCAAGAAGTCAACTCGTTAAAGAGTTAGAGCCAGGTTTGAATGCTTTATTCGGCCTGGAGTATGGACGTTACGATGCTGAGCATACACAAATATTTGATACAGAATCTTCTGATCGTGCATTCGAAGAAGAAGTAATGTTATCAGGTTTTGGTAATGCTAGAGTAAAATCTGAAGGCGGTTCTATTGTTTATGACAATGCGACTGAAACCTTCACAGCTCGT